GCGTCCTCGATGGCGGCGGAGATCGCGCCGCCGTAGCTCGGCACGCAATCCTCGATGCCTGTGCGGATCGGCGCGCGCTCGGGGAACTTGATCGTGCGGCTCTTGAACGTGAACGCACGCTCCGCGACGCGCTTGTGCTCCTTCTTGGCGAAGATCGCGCCGCCGCGTCCGTTGCGGAGCAGGTTGCCCTTGGCGTCGGCGCGCAGCCGCGTGATGCCGCCGGTGGCCTTGCGTTGGAAGCTGCCGCCGAACTCGTGGATGGCGGCGTAAAAGATGTTCGTGCCGATGGCCGATGTCACGGTCCGGCCCGTGACGCGCGCGGGCGTCGCGCGCAGCGAGCGCCGGAGCAGGCCACTGCGCACGCCGAGCTTGTGCTCCGATGGCGGGAACGGGCCTTCGCCTGTGAGCCGCTCATCCTCGATGTGCGTCTTGGTCTGCTGGTTCTGGAAATCCATCGCCGCCGCGATGGCCGCGCCGATGCCGCGCTCGTTCAGGTCGCGAATGTTCTCCGCGATCTGCCGGGCGTTGGAAGTGATGGCGATGGCGATCATGCGATGGCGAACCGGCGGTAAGCGTTGAGGATCTCGACGACCTGCGGCGTGAGCTTCACGTCGCCGAGCTTGGACTCCGCGTCCGGCTTCGCTCCGACGGAGACGCCGAGCTTGTCCATCGCGGCCCAGACGTGGCGGCACTGCATGAGCCACGCGAGCTTGAGATCGTCCGGCAGAGACGCCGCGCCGGTCGGCGGCGTGGTGGAATAGCCCTGGTCCGCCGGCTCCTTCGTCTCCCACCAGTATCCGCCGGTGAAGGTGATGCGGCCGATGGCGAGGTCGGTGCTCAGCGGCGAGCCGAAGCTCACCCAGCCGCTCTCCGCTCGCCAGTTCTCGACGGCGTTGGCGTCCTCGATGAAGCCATCGGTGGCGTTCTCCTTCACCTCGACCTTGGCGATGGACTCGACCGGGTAACGGTCCACGATGACGTTGTCCGCTCCGGCGGGGAACGTCATCGTCGCGCCGACGGCGCGGTAAAACTTGCGGTTGCAGAAACGCTCGAACTGCGCCGCGACGCCGAGGCCGAGGTCGGCGATGACCGTGTCGAGCGCCGTCTGCGTGCGGATGGCCGGCGCGAGCAGGTGCGCCTTGAGCGTGGCGAGGTTGGAAAGTCCGGCGTTCATGGCTTCTTGACTTGCGAGATCATCGTTGCGGCCGGAGTGGGCCGCGGACCAGCCGCCAGAGGCGGACGCTGCGCCCTGCGCGTCGTGAGATCGCGCGAGCGCAGCATCCGGTTCTCTGGGGAGTGGTTTTGCATGGTCACTTCACGTCGGTGACGAGAGCGCCGAGGGCGGCGCGGCGCGCGGGCGCGACCTCGAAGATGTCGCCGGGATTCCGGTGCTGATCATCCTCGTGGAGGTGGACCACGGCCTTGACCTTGACCTTCGCCGGTTTTTCCGGCGCGGGCTTGGTTTCGATTTTGTCCTTGTCCGCCATGTGGCTCCTTAGTTGCCCAGCCGCGTCGGTTTGACGTAGCCGGTCACGATCACCGTGATGATGTTCGTGGAGGGGTTGATGATGGTGCCGAGTCGGACGTAACCGATGGCGCCGAGCGTCAGGTTCGTGTTCTGCACGGCGGTCGTGTTCGCCACCTGGCTGACCTGGAGCGTCGCGATCGGCGCGGCGTCGTAGGTGGAGCCGTCGAGCGACTTCATCAGCGTGGCCGTCGGCGCGTCCGTGGCGGTGCCCGCGGCGGTGACAGCGAACTTGATGCCGATGTCGTTGGCCTTGGTGGCCGTGAACGCGCCGCCGTTGATGGTGTTGGTGGTGTTCGGCGCGAAGACCATGTTCGTGCCGAGTTGGGTGCCGGCGTATTGCTGCGCCGAGGCGATGCCCGCGCACAGCGCGAGCATCATGCAGACTGCGATCAGTTTCTTCACTGTGTTTGTCCTTATGTTGTTGGTTGAGCGTTTGCCGTCGGGGCCGGCCGCGTCTCCGCGACCGGCCCTCCGGGCAATGGGTTACTGGGCGGCCAGGGTGAGCTTGGCGAACGCCGTGGCGGCGCGGATGATGACGCCCGCGCGCATCACGCCGCGGTAGGCGATCTGGTTGTAATCGAAGTAGAACGAGTCGCTCGCGGCGAACTCGAACTGCTTGCGGATTCCGACGGCGCAACCCTGCGGGTCGCCGAAGACAGCCACGACGTTTCCGGCGCTGTCCGTGGAGGGCATGGCGTCGGCCAGGACGACCGGGTAGCCGAGGATGCTGCCGATGGCGTTCGGCGCGGGAGCTTCCAGAGCGTTCTGGAATACCGGGCGGCCGTTGGCATCCTTGACGAGCACGATCTTCGCCATGATGGACGGATGCACCCACCACTTGCAGGCCCGGCGCAGCGTGCCCGCCGCGACGGTGGTGAGGCACTTCACGAAGTCATCCACGTCGAGCGCGGAGACGGTCGTGTTGCCGTTGGCGGCCGTCGCGGCGGTGCCGCCGCTGGCGATGCCGGTGTAGTTGCCGTCGGTGGTGTCGTTGCTGCCGTCGGCCGCGAACGCCGCCCAGTCGAGCCGGTAGGCGCACGCCTCGCCGAAGTCGGCGAGCACGTCGGCGACCACGTCAATATCCGCCTCCTCGATGAGCGCGCGGGCGACGCCGATGAGCACGCCCATGTCGAGCATCGTGAGGTTGACCGAGGTGCCAGCCTTGTTGCTGTCAGCGCCGATCTGGCCAGCGCCGGTCAGCATCCACAACGCCACCGGACGCGCCGTCTTCACGGGCATCGTCTGGAGATATTTGCTGACGGAGCGCACGCCGAGCGTGGACCACGCGCCGTAGGTGCTCAGCACGTCATAGACGTCCTGCGCGACCTCGTTGTTGATGACCGTGGAGCCGGGCGTGCTGCTCTCCAGCAACGCTTTGGCCTCCGGGCGCAGCTCCATCTTCGCGCCCGCGCCGGCCAGCAGCAGGGTCTTGAGGATGCTGCGGACCTTGTTCTCGTCGGACATGATGCGGCGGATCGGGTCGCCATTGGCACGAACGATGTCGCTGCGGAGCGAGACCTGCGCGCGCTGGATCTGCTGCAAGAGCACGGCCTGGTCGTTGGTGACGGACTTGATGCGGTTGATCTCCGCGATCGCGCCCTTGGTTTCCTGGCTCAGCGTGGCGACTTCCTGCTTCACGGCCTTCTGCTCCGTTTGCAGCGTCTCGACGCCGCCGAGAACCTTCGTTTGAAATTCCTGATTTTCCATAGTCTGATTTTCCTTCTGTTGTTTTGGTTTTTGTTATTGCGCCCTGATGGCAGCCTCGAATCTCCGCATGAACTCCTCGCACATCCGATGTTGAGCCAGCGCGGCGGCATCGGAGCCGTCGGCCGCGTTGGCGGTGTTGCGCTTGGAGACTTCGGCGGAAATGAAATCAATGTCGCTGTCGGCGAGCGCGCCGCTCTTGTAGGCGCGGGCGATGGCGACGGCGTTTGGGTTGGCCGGGATGACGACGGCGGAGAGTTCGATCTGCTGCTGCTCGACGAACACGCGGCGGACGTCCGTCTTCGCGTCGAGCTTCAGCTCGGCGAGCTGCTGGCTCCAGCCTTCGTCGTTCTGCCAGAGCGAGCGCACCGGCACGAAGCCGACGCTCACCGCCGGAAGAAAACCTCCCTGCAACATCCGCCAGCCGAGCTGCGCGAGCGTGTTCTCGGCCACGTCCTTCGCCCACTGGACCGTCTCGACGAGCTTGCGGCCGGCGACCTTGAAATCCACCACCTTGCCCAGCAGGCACGCGATGGAGTCGTAATTGTGGCTGTCCACGAATGGCGCGTTTTTCTCGAAGCGGTCGAAGCGCCAGCCGTCGGCGCGGATGACCTCGCGGTAGCTGTCCACGGTCTCGTCGCTGGCGACGTATTCGACCGTGCCGGCCTTCTCATCGAGGACGCGGACTTCGGGGTGAATGGTGCGGCGGAGTGTGTTCATGTCAGTTCGGCTCCTGTTCGGCCACCGCGACGCAGTGGCAGTTGATGACGTTGCCCGGCTTTCCGTTCGGGTCACCGGGATAATCGAGGTCTTCGCCGCCGACATGGAACGGCTCGTCCACGGGCACGGTCTGGCCGTTGGCGGCTTCGTGCGCGTCGCGGACGTTATCGAGGCCGCTGGTGAGCCATCGCTTCCAGCGGATGCCGGCGGTCTTCATGGCGAGGTCGCGGGAGCTGCCGTAGGCGGCGCTCGTCTCGGTGCTGGCGACGACGCGGGCCTTGCCCTCGGAGATGTCGTTGAACTCCCCGCGGATGCGCTTGGCCATGCCTCCGATGCCGTCGCCGTCCACCATGCCCTGCGCGATCTGCTCCTTGATGCGCTCGAAGATGTCGTCAGATACGCCCTTCATCTTGTTCTGGCGGCCCGCGAGGAACTCCATCGCCTGCTGCGGCGGGTATTTCCAGACATCGTCCTTGCCGATCTCGTCGAAGAGTTGCTGGCCGGCGGTGTTGAGCGCGTCCTGGGCGACGCTGCGCATCGCGGCCCAGAGCTTCGTGCCGAAGGACTCCTTGTCGAACACCATATCCGCCGCCGCGCCCGCGCGGACGAGCGACTTCTCCACCGGCTGGTAGTGCAGTTCAATCTTGCGGAGCGTCTCGGCGCGCGCCTCGAAGAGGATGCGGTTGAACTTCGACTCGAAGAGCTTGATGAAGGCCCGGCGCTTCGCGGCGTGCGTTTTCCAAAGCGCGATCTCGTGCGCGGGGCGCGCGCGCTGGAATGTCGTCTCGCCGTTCCGTAGAACGCGAAGCATCTGCTGCACCGCATCGCCATCCTCCGGCGCGACGCCGTCCGCGCCCTGCGTGAAGGCCGGGTCTTTCTGCGGCGGCGCGGACTCGGCGCTGCCGACGGGCGCGACGCTGTAGGGCAGATAGCCCACATCCCAGCCGTCGAAATCCGGCAGGTCGAGATGGAGGTAGTCGTTGACCTTCTCCATCGGCATACCGACCTGCCACAACTTCACCGCCGTGTCGGCGCGCTCGCGGCGGACCTCCTGCATGACGGGGTGATCGTCCCAGTCGAGCGCGACGCGCGCCACGCGGCCTGCGGCCATGCGGGCGACGATGCTCTCGACGGCGGAGCAAATCTTGTTGCCCGTCGGGATGCAGGTCTCATGGATGAGCATGAAGTAATCGCTCGCGCTTCCGATGGAGTAGGACGCCTTCACGTCGGCCATGCTCGGCGGGACGCCGAAGGCCATGAAGATCTCGTGGCGGTTCTGCAAGCGCGCGGCCATCACGTTCTGGTCGAGCGGCTGGACCTTCGCGTCCTCGATCGTCACGTCCCCGGATAGGAACGTGGGTCGGAACTGTCCGCGCATGGAGAGGTCGCGCTTCATGCGGAGCTGCTCGGTGATCTGCTGGTGCTGCTCGTCGCTGACCATGCCGCCCTTGGCGATGACATAGACGCCCTGGTCGCCCGCGGCGCGCATCAGGTTGCGGTTGTAGACGCCCGTGGCGTGGTCGGCGTCGGCGGCGACGTTCGCGGAGGCGTATTCGCTCATGCCGCGGATGGCGTCGTATGGGTTCCAGTATTTCAGATGCACCAGCTCGTCGGGCATGAGCGTGTGGCGCTGGCCGCGCGCATCGGTGAGCGTCCACGCCACCAGCGCGTCGCCGCGCATCACGGCCATCATCCGGTCGGGCCGGGCGATGATGAGCTTGCCGCGCAGCGACGCGCCAGCAACATCAGGGAACGGCACGCGCCACTCGTCGGGCAGGATCCAGAACGCCTCGCCTTCGAGCTTGAGCCAGCCGACCGTGGCCTCGATGAAATCCGCTCGCGACATGCCGAGAGCCGGGTCTCGCCAGATCGCGTCGAGGGCCGGGTCTTCGATGGACTCGCCGGCATCATCGCAGAAGTAGAACGGCACGGAGGCGATCGGGCCGGAGATTTTCTTGATGGCTCGCTGCACCCAGACGGAGTTCCTGAACGGCTGCGTCAGCGCGTCCGCGCTCGCGCCGCTGCGGCCGGGTTGGTTGAAATAGCGGTCGAACGAGGACCCGCGGACGATCATCTCGGCGGCGGCTTTGATTCGGGAGATCATGTTCATCGTCAGCACACCTCCGCGTAGATGGGAACGCTCGCGGGCTTTGCCGCGTGCAGCGCGAGAGCCTTCGCCCAGAAACGGTCGCAGTGGGAGTCTGCGGCCTCGCCGGAGAACCGGATGTTTCCGGCGGCCGTGTTTTCCTTCTTGATGCCGCGCAAATCGCTGCGGAGCGCGTCGTCCTTCGTGTAGCGGAGCGTGCGGTCTTCGTGGGCGGCGCGGACGGGGAACGCAAGCTCCTCCTTCATCGGCGCGGTGAACTTCACCGGCTCCACCTTGTAGCCGAACTTCTCCCGGGCGCGCTCGGCGAGCTGCATCCCGAGGCCGCTGGCGTCCATGCAGCACCGCCGCACCTGCGGCAGCGAGAGCAGCCGGTAAAGTTCCGCCTCCTGCACGCTGAACGGCGTCGCGCGCAGTTCCACGCGCATCCGCTCCCAGAGCACGTCACCCACCCGCTCCTCCACGTCGAACACCGTGAGGTCCTTCGTGCGGCCCACGTCCACGCCGATGTATAGCGGGTTCTTCGCGTCGAGCAGATAGTTGAAATCCTTGCGCGCGCTGTCGTCCTCGCACGCGGCCATCATTTCGAACGTGATGAACGCGGTGGATTCGTCGGCGGGGATGCAGCAATACTCCTGCATCCAGGACTCTTCGTCGAGGCACTCCGCGCGCTGCCGCGCGAGCCATTCTTCGCGCGTGTCGTTGCGGCCGGTGGCAACATTGATTTTCTCCACGAGGCCGTCCTCCACCGCCCGCGTGACGGGGATGGAATGCAGCGACCATCCCATCGGGTTGCCGCGCTCCTTGATGTCGCGGATGATCTCGTTGAACACCGTGGCCGCGCCGCGGTGCGTGGAGATGATCGAGAGCGTGCCACCCCACTGGATCACCGGCTTGGCGACGGCGTAGAGCGTGCGCTGGTCCTTGTGCAGCGCGAACTCGTCGAGCTTCACATGGCCGGTCTTGCCGACGATGGCGTCGGGGTTGCTGCTGAGCGCGTAGATGCTCGCGCCGCTGGCGAACGTGAGCACCTGCACCTTGACGGACTTGCCGTCGGCGGTGGTGAACACCTGCTCGCCGTGGTCCTCCGCGGCGTGCTTCAACACGCGCGCCCACCGCTTGCAGTAGAGCAAATATTGTTTCGCCTGGATCTCGTCGCGGGACATCACCCACACGTCGCGCCCGTTCGTCGCGGCGGCCTTGCGGACGCTGTCGTAGGAGTCCGCGTAGGACAGCCCGATCTGGCGCGACTTCTCGCAGATCTTCAGGTGCGCCGTGTCCAGTATCCACGCCGCCTGATAGGGCATGAAGTATTTGCCGGAGAGTTTGGGAGCGATGGCCGTCACAGCAGCTTCAGCTCCTTCTCAATCTTCTCGATCGTCTCCGGCCGCACGCCGCTCTTGTTGCGCGCGGCGTCGAGCTGTTTCTGGATGGCGGCCTTGCGCTCCGCGACGTGCTCCTGGTGTTTCTCCAGCTTGATCTGAAGCTCCGCGCGCGCGAGTTCCAGGTCTTCGCGCTTGAGCTTGTTGCCCTCGATCTTCGCCTCGGCGCCGACGACCTTAGTGATCGTGGAGAGGCCGGATGCGATGAGCTTGGCGGCCTTCAACGGGTCCTTCTCGGCGGCGGCGTCCATGATGTCAGCGAGGCCCGCGCTCTGCTGCTTCATCGCCTCGGTGGCCAGCGTCGTTCCGCGCCGCTCGGCGTCGCGCTCGGCGGCCTCGATGGCCAGCCGGTTGGAGTTGATGCGGCGGATGGCGTTGAGGATGCGGTTGCGGCCGATGCTGATGTTGCCGCTGGAGATCTGCCTCTTGTGCTCCGCGAGCCACGCGCGGATGTTGGTGAAGGACTCCGTCGTCAGAAGGTGGAAGAACTCATGGCCGAGTTCGGAGTCCACGAGCACGGCGCGGAGCTTGGAGTCCGCGCGCAGGTCTTGCACGATCATCGCCAGGAGTTGGCTGTCCGCGGCGGGCTGCCGTTCGTTCGAGGCCTTGACTGGTTGCTTGATGCCCATGACGGTGACAGCGAGACTACCCGCAGACAGCCAGTCCCTTCGCGCTGACGACCCAGCGGTCGCCGCGCAACGTGGCGAGACCGGCGCGGAAGAGGTCGCGCAGCGCGGCCTCCGCCGTCTCCGGCGAGATGACGATGCGGACGGCGCTCGCCTGCGCGAGAAGCCCGTCCACGGTGATGCCGATGCCGCCGGCGGCCTTGACGAGCAAAAGGATGTCCTGCTGCTCGGCGGTGAGTTTCTTGCGTGTCTTCATTGGATCAACCTTTCCCTTGCGAGCCGGATAGGTTGGCCAACCCTTTGGATACGTCGGCCAGTTCGACACTTGTTGATCTCATCCATTCTTCGAGTCCGTCCAGCCGCGTGGCGACCCGCTCGACGGACTTGTTAAGCTCCGCGATCTGGTCGTGCAGGACCTTGCGCGACTGTTTGGCGGAGGATTCATAGGCGGCGATCTGCTCCATGCCGCGCAGCCGGATCAGGTTCTCGTTGCCCATCGCGAGCACGTTATGGCGCTCATCGCACATCGTCTTCGTCACGAGCGTCGGCAGGATCTCCATCTGCCTCTTCTGCGTCTCGTTCTGCACCTGCACTTGCTGCGGCACATCCTCGCGGCGCAGGAGGCGGCCGTTGATGACGAACTTCTGGACGATGACCGCGCTGCCGCCGAGCGTGAGGATGACCGAGCACATGCCGACGAGCCACGCAACGCCGTGCGTGAAGTTCGGGTCGGAGATCTGGGAGAGAAGGTTCATCGTGAGACGTAAAACTCGACGGCGGTCTTGGCGAGCCAGATGATCGCGAGCGAGGCGACGGCAAGGAACGCCATCAATCCGAAGTCGCTGCGGCCGGAGATCGGCGGGACGCCGACGAGGCTCGGCGGCATCTGCGCGTGGCCGGCCTGCGGGATGCCGTAGCTCTCGTATGGCGGCGCGTATTTCCGCAGCGCATCCCAGTCGTCGGCGGTCAACTCCTTCTTCGCCAGCATCGCCTGCACTTCGGCGACGGCCTTCGGGCCGTATTGAATGACGGCGGGGATGATGATCTTCAGCAGCTCGATGAGGATGACGGGCATAATCAGCCGCCTCCTTTCAGCGCCGCGGCCCGCGACTCGGGCAGGCGCTCCATGACGGCATTGACGAGGTCAGACTCCAGCGCGGCCATCCCGCGCACGAGCAGCGCAAGCGCCGAGCCATCGTTCGCGGACGCGCACGACTTGCCGGCGTCCACCGCGAGATTGTAGGCCGCCGCGTAGGCGCGGTAGGCGCGCTCCACCGTGGCGATCTCGTCCGCGTCCGCCTTGCCCGCCTTGCACCAGTCCGCCCACGCGAGCATCGCCGAGTGCGCCGTCACGCCGAGCGTGCCGACGGTGGCGTAGGATGTGCGCAGCGGCGTGGAGCACGCGGAGAGGGCCAGAGGACAGAGGACGGAGGACAGGAGAATCAGCGGAGCGGCCGCTTTCGTCACGCCGGCGCGCAACGTGCCGAGGCCGCACGCGCCGAGCACCGCCAGCACACACTCCGGGCCGCTGAGCGTGCCGTTGAGGTAAGCGCCGAGCGCGGTGAGGATCGCGCCCGCGGCGATGATGTAGGTTTTCTTCCCCCGCAGAAACTCGATCAACTTGGCGACATCCACCGCGCACCTGCCTTTCTTTTTTGCACCCGCGCCCCACGTCCGGCGAGCCACGTTTCCGCGCTCGCCGGACGGGCGAGGTGCATTCATGGACTGCTTGCAACGCGCGCGAGCATGGCACGGTTTTTCTGGAGAACCGTTTTTAACGGTGCGACGGTCGCATGTGGTGCGACGGTCGCAGGGGGTGCGACGGTCGCACTAAAACCAACAGGAAAACGCTGTTTTTCAAAACAGAGTAATGACAAAACTTCTTAAAAAAACTATTTGACCGGGGTGTGGGAAAAACGCGCCGTAGAAAACTTTTAGCGTTCGCGTTGCGCGATCGCGTGGATAACAATGATGGCCATTAACACGCCCGTCACCCACATGAGGAACTCGACGCGCGCGCCATCATCGAAGTCGAACGCGCACGCGAGCAAATTCACATTCACAGCGCGCGCACCATCAATACATCGGCTGGCCGGCCGCGTCTTCAGTGACGATGCACAGCTCGACGATGACCCAGACCAGCACCAGCGCGGCGATGAACAGAGATTGCGGGACCGCGACCGCGACGCCGCAGCCGGCAATCCATGCGACGCACTGCGCGGCGCCGCGGTCGTGGTATCCGGCGTAGAAGTTATGCGCGCCAAAACCTCCGAGCAGGAGGCCGAGGATGATGAAGACGCCTCGATTGCGCGGAGGTGCCGCGTGTCCGTGGCGTCGCGGCGTGCCGGGAGCAAGTTTTCGGAAATCAATCTTCTGTGTCACCGGCAGGCCGAGCGCATCGGCGACTGTTTGAACATCCGGCTTTGAACTGCTCATACAAGAATCGGAGGGCCGCGCTTCTCCACGCGCCACCATATCGTTCAGCACGTCGGCATTGAATGGACCGATGAACTTCCCGCCCCGGTAGAGAAAGTAATCACTCGTTGCCATGCTCCTTATATATAAGGAGAGCGGGCTGGAGCATCAATGTTTTTTCAGCCTGCGGCTCACCTCCGCCAGGAGCGCGGCGTCGCTGACGCGCTTCAACAACTCTTCGTCGCTCGGCAGCGCGACCCGCGCGACATACTCCGCGGATTCCTCAGAAACGCGGTCGGTTTTTATTTTAAGAAATGCGTCCAGTTGATCGCGAAGGCGGCCGCTGGGTTGAGCTGCGCCGTTCTCGACGTTGTTGATGGTTGACACGGCGTAGCCGATTCCCGCCGCTACATCTTCCAGCGTCAAGCCCAGTGCTTCTCTTGCCGCCTTATACTGATTTCTCAAAAGCAGAAAAATGTTGTTGACCGTTTCTTAATTTAAGAGTATCTATACGCACACATGGAAACCAACATTCCAAGGCGAGCAAAGATTAACCCGAAAGCGGGAATGCGCAAGCCGGATTTCAGGAGGAGGGTGATCGCGGCGCTGATGATGCGGGGGATGACGTTGACCGAGTGGGCGAGGCTCGCCGGATACTCCAACTGCACACAGGTCTCGCTCGCGATGAACCAACAGCGCCGGCACCCCAAAGCGCGGATGATCCGTGCGGAGCTGGAGACGCTTGTAAAGGGGTCCCGATGAAGAAAGGAAATTCCCATCTTGAGGCGAACCGAGCTGTCCACACGTTTGGAGGAACGGAAACGAACAATGTCCGGCGCGGCGCGCGCAGCGGGGATCACACGGCGGCGGATGCAAGTGGCCGCGCGCGGCGAAATGTCCCTGTGCGCGGCGACTGTTCAGCGGCTGGCACGTTACGCGCGCGTGGACACGCGGACGATGCGGCGGTGGCTGGCCGGAGAAGGGAAGACGACAGGCCGAAATACGGGAGGACGATGTTGCGCCGGATGTTCCGCGAAGGACGCGGAAATCCTGGCGCTGAGAGAACGGCTGGCGGCGTTCGAGCACGCCGCGGCTGAGTTGAATCGAGTGCAATCAAGAAAGGACTGATGCGACATGAGCACGACGACGAAGGATAGGGAAGCGGCGGACCGGAAGACGGAGACGGAGGACCGGCGGATGCAACGGCTGAAGTTGATCCGGCAGCGAATGGCGCTGCTGGATGACTACGACCCGTTCGAGTTCACCGCCGCGCACAAGCGCGCGAGCGGATTCGAGCCGCGGTTGATGAAGAGCGCGGAGTTCAGGGTGAAGAACTGGGAGGGCGCGCTGGCGTTGCTGCTGGCTGCTCTCCTGCCTATCGCCTCCTGCCTCGCGCAGGCGCCGGGAGCGCCCGCGCCGGCCGAGCCGGCGAAGGCCGCGGCGGCGGAGCCGGTGGCCGTGGAGATGGCGCGGTCGGCGCTGCCGGCGGCGCTCTGGCCCGGCTACGCGGCGGCGCGGTCGGCGGCGGCGGGCAACGGCGGCGCGTCGCTGCGGGCGTGGAACGCGGCGCATCGCGCGCTGCCGGCGCGGACGCTGGCGGTGCTGCAACTGGACCTCGCGGACGCGATGACCGCGCCGGTGGCGGCGTGGCAGGCCGCGCAGCAGAAGGGCGACGCGCGGCGGCTCGGCGCGGCGCAACGGCTGGCGATGGCGACGGCGCTGCGCGACGCGGAGATCGTGCTTCAGCTTTTGCGTCCGAGGTCCGGCGCGTGGCCGGAGGTCGCGGCAGGGATCGAGGAACGGACGGCACGCATCGCGGCGCTGCGCGCGGCGGTGGCGTCGGCGAAGTGAACGCGGACAGGAAAGGAACACGATGACGACTGTGACGATGGAGCCGAAGACGGAGACGGCGTTGCGCGTGGCGGTGGCGGGCGCGACGGCGGCGAAGTGCCTGGTGGACGGCGAGCGCGCGACGGCGAAGCACCTCGCGGACGAACTGCTGCGCACCGTGAGGAACAGGGCCACGGCAATGCGGCTGCTCTGCGGCCCGGCGCTCGTGCCGGCGGAGGCGATGCACTCGCTGGAGAGCGCGCGGGATGAAGTGGACCGGTTGATGCACATCGCGCCGGAGACGCGGGACGGGTGCAGCCTGAAGGCGCTGCGCGCGGTGCACGCGATGCGCTCGGCGCTGGATGACTTCAGCCGGGCGCTCTCGGCGTGGGAGCGGCTGCTGCCGGGCGAGGAGTTCCCGCTCGACGTGCTCGCGCCGCTGGATGTCGAGGCGAAGCGCGCGGCGCGCACCTTCGACCGCGCCAGCAATCTCGGAGAGTAGAAAGGAACGCGATGAGCGACACTCAAACATTGCTGCCGTTCCGCCCGCGCAAGAGCGGGCCGCACGTCGAGGCCGACGACCCGCGCATCGGGCAGATGATCGCGGCGCTGCGCGGCGAGGGATGGATCAAGCGGCATGTCCTGCGCGCGCGGCTCGGCTGGAACGACCGCGTGATGCGCGCGGTGAAGGCCGCCAGCGGCGGGCGCGTGATCTCCACCAGCGACCTCGGCTATTGCCTCGCGGAGGAGGCGGACCGCAAGAGCTTCTCCTCCGCCATCAGCCAGGCGCGCAGCCGGATCAAGCAGGAGGCGCTGAACCTGCGCGACATGCTGCGCGAGTTTCACAAGACCGAGAGGGCGGCATGACGGCGCGTTCTTCAAAAACCAGTCGCGGCGGCGGTTTCCTCAACGCGGGTGTTCCTACCGCTGCATGGCGGTCCCGCGGCCTCAACAGCACCGCCGCCGCGCTGGTCCTCTTTGCGGCTGTCTCCGCTCTTGCAGCGCAGGGTGGATCGCGACCTCAGGGAGCGATCTCTGAGAGAGGACAGAACGCGCCCGGAGGTCGCGTTCCACCTGCGATCCCACCGGCGATCTGGATGCGCGTGACGGCTTACTGCCCGTGCAAGCAATGCTGCGGGCCGCACGCCTGCGGCATCACGGCCAGCGGCAAGGCCGCCGTCGGCGCGATCGCGGCGGTGGACACTCGGCGCATCCGGCTCGGCTGGATGGTGAAGGTGCCCGGCGCGGGCTGGCTCGCGGCGGAGGACACGGGCCGCGACATCCGGGGCAACCGCGTGGACGTGCTCATGCCGACGCACACGGAGGCGGTGCGCTGGGGCGTGAAGTGGCTGCCGGTGACGGTGGCCACGCGCGCGGACGTGGAGCGCGAGGCAGAGGCCGCGAGGCAGGAGGCGGCGATGGAGCGGCTCATCGCGGCGGGCCGGCGGCTCGCGGCGGGCACCTACCGGCGCGCCGACGGCACGCTGATGCTCGTGGAGGTCGCGCGATGAACATCCCGGCCACACCGGAGAAGACGATCTACTCGTTCCGCGAGTGGGCGGCGAAGTTCCTGCGCCTCGATCTGTCCGAGGCGGCCGCGTCCTTACTCTGGAGTGATTTTACCCGGGACTTCATGGGCGGGAGGAATTGACATGGGACTCCACGACTTCAACCCGACGGACAGCGAAGCCGAGGCGATGGAATACCTCAGAAGTCAGAGGACAGAGGACAGAGGTCAGAGGACGGCGGAGAAGAAGAAGAGCTGGCCGCAGCGGCGGGCTTATCTCGCGGCGTGGGAGCGGTGCGCGGCGCACATGGGCTGGGAGAAGAAGGACGGCGCGAAGCGCAAGGCGCTGCGCGCGGATGTGCTCGATGTGCTGGGCGAACCGCCAAAGGAGTTCGACGAGCTGACGAC